ACAGGTAGTGCTACTATTTCAGGTAATCTTACATTCGGTGATGCAGATACTGATAGCATTAATTTAGCTGCTGAGATTGATTCAGATATTATTCCTAACACTGATGGTACATATGACTTAGGAAGTGCTACAAAAGAATGGCAAGACCTTTACATTGATGGTACAGCTAACATAGATAGCCTTGTAGCTGATACAGCAGATATTAACGGTGGTACAATTGATGGTGCTACTATAGCAACTTCAGATATAACTGTAGGTTCTGGTAAAACTTTAGACGTTTCATCAGGTACACTAACTTTGGCAGATGACCAAATTTCTGGTGATAAAGTTGAGGGTGGTACAATTGCTGCTACAACTATTACAAGTTTAACAGCAACAAGTGCAGACATTAATGGCGGAACTATTGATGGTTCAACTATAGCTACATCTAATATTACAGTTGGAACTGGAAAAACTTTAGATGTATCTTCAGGAACTTTAACACTTGCAGATAATCAAATATCCGGTGATAAAGTTGAAGGTGGTACAATAGCTGCAACAACCATAACAGATTTAACTTTTGGGAGTCTTAACGATGGCACTATAACTGTAACAGCTTTTGCTGATGAAGATGATATGTCTTCAGACAGTGCTACATTAGTTCCAACTCAACAATCTGTAAAAGCTTATGTAGATAGTCAAGTTACTGCACAAGATTTAGATGTTACTACAGATAGTGGAACTATTGCAATTGATTTAGATAGTGAAACTTTAACTGTATCAGGTGGTACAGGTCTTGATAGTTCTGCAACAGGTAATGCAGTTACTTTAGCAATAGACAGTACTGTAACAACTTTAACAGGCTCACAAACTTTAACAAACAAAACACTTACAACTCCGGTTATTAGTTCTATATCTAATACTGGTACATTAACTTTACCAACTTCAACAGATACATTAGTTGGTAGAGCTACAACAGATACTCTTACAAATAAGACACTTACAAGTGCTACACTTACAAGCCCTGTAATCAATACAGGTGTATCCGGTACAGCTTTCCTTGACGATGATACTTTTGCAACTGCAACAGCTAGTACATTAGCATCTTCAGAGTCTATTAAAGCTTATGTAGATACTACAGTTGCTGCAACTAATGAAGTTGTTGAAGATACAACTCCACAACTAGGTGGTGATTTAGATTTAAACTCAAGCGATATAACAGGTACTGGTAACATTAATATTACAGGTACTATTCAATCTTCAGGAAACATAACAGGCACACTAGCTACAGCAGCTCAACCTAATATTACAAGTCTTGGTACGCTTACAGCACTCACAGGCGGTACTGGAGACTTAAACTGGGATAGCGGAACTTTATTTGTAGACTCTTCTGCTAATGCTGTTGGAATTGGAACGACTAGTCCTGATACTTTATTAGAACTTTCAAAAGCTGCAGGAACAGGAACAAGTTTAGTTAAATTAGCAAATACTTCTTCTGCTGCTACAAACAATATTTCACAAATAGATTTTGAATTAAGTAACAGTTTTTCAGGTACTAATGTTGATGTTCAAATTGGTGCTATTAAAACAAATGCAGGTAATGAAGAATCAGCATTTTATATTAATACCACAAGTGGTACAGGTACACCAACAGAAAGAATGAGAATAGACTCATCAGGCAACGTTGGAATTGGAACGACTAGTCCTTCAGGTAAATTAAGTATTTCAGATTCAGGAGCAACAGGTGTTGAATTTTCACCTGATGATTCAAATGCAAGAGTACAACAACTTTATTATGATAGGGTTGATAATGCCTACAGAACATCATTATTTGATGCAAATGATTATCAATTTAGAATATCTGGCACAGAAAGAATGCGTATTGATTCTTCAGGCAAACTTCTTATTGGAGACTCTGCTTCTCATGTTGATGATTTATTACAAATAGAAACTCCTGCTTCTGGCGGTGGTCATGGTATTCAAATAAGAAGAAATGATTCTAATGCTGACCAAGGTATTGGTCGTATTATGTTTGGTAATAATACTGATACTGACTTAGCTACTATTTCAGCAAAAACAGATGGCTCTTCAGATGCTGCTGCTTTATTATTTTCAACCCAACCAAACAGTGGTTCTTCAACAGAAAGAATGCGTATTGATTCTTCAGGTGCAGTTGGCATAGGACAAGTTCCTGAAACAGCAAGATATTCAGGACATGATATTTTACAAGTCGGTGGAAGAGCAACACTCTTAGGAAACGATACTGTTTCAGCTACAGGTCAAACAGTACTATTAGACAATCTATATTATGATGCAAGTGGTAATTTTCAACACAGAGGAGATTCTCGTGGTGTTGCAATGCAGTTCGTTGAAGGCAAAGTAATTTTTTCAAATTCAAACCAAACTACAGGTACTCCGACAGTAACACCTCGCATGACCCTTGATAATGATGGCAACTTGTTGGTGGGTAAGACTGCTACAGCTTTATCTGCGGCAGGGATTGAACTGGCGGCAAACAATACATTGAGGGCAACAAAGGCAAATTCGGCATCTGCTGAGTTTAACAGAACAGGTACAGATGGAGATATTGCTATATTTTGGAAGGATACCTCACCAATAGGTCAGATTGGTACTTATGGTGGTACAGCATACATTGGTTCAACTCAAGGTGGTATCATGTTTAATGGTACAGATATTGAGCCTACTAGTGGTAGTACAGGAAGAGCAGATAACAGCATTGATTTAGGCTCTGCTAATTATAGATTTAAAGATGCTTTCTTAGGAGATGGTGTCTATCTAGGCGGTACAGCAGCAGCAAACAAACTTGACGATTATGAAGAAGGTACTTGGACTACAACTATATCAGCCTTAAATAATTGTTCTAGTGTTGTACTGAATAATGGTAGATATATTAAAATCGGAAGCAAAGTAACTTTGTTTGGTGAGTTTGAAGGTACTATTACTTCTACAGGAACCGAAACAAGATGGGGATTTACTATACCATTTAATGCCCATGCAACCACTTATAGGGCTTCAGCTAATTTACAAACATTTGTAGGAAGTTATTCGGAGGATAGAGTTCTTGATGGTGGTATAACTAATGGCGGCAGTGCTGTAAATAGTGCTAACGTGTATTTTAGTGGAGATAGGGTAGTTAAAAGTGGAAGTTTTACGGATGCTGGTTTTAGTTTTACTTACGAGTCAGCATAACAACAATATACCTAGTGGATTCTAGGTACGGACAAAAGGAGAAAATAGAATGGCAATAACAAAAGAATTAATAGAAGATAAAATAGAAGTTGTAGGAGACTACAAAACTATACAAGTAAGAACAGCTACAGTCATCAAAGAAGATGGTGTAGAGCTTAGCAGGTCTTTTCATAGGCACGTATTAGAATGTGTAAGCTCTGCAAAAAATGATGACGATACTTGGACTCATACAGATGCTGATGTATCAGGCGAGTCTACAGAGGTTCAAGGCATTGCTTCAGCCGTTTGGACAGACGCAGTGAAGACTGCAAAACAGAACGCTAACGAAGCATCTGCAATATAATAGGAGAAATAATATGGCAATAGGATATACTTGGGATGTTTCAACAGTTGATACTTACCCAACACTAGAAAGTAATGCAGACGTAGTTTATAACGTGCATTGGAGATTAACAGCAGAAGATGATGCTAATCAGGATGCTGATGGCAACAACTGGACTGCTACATCATACGGAACTCAATCTGTAGATACTTCAGACTTGTCAAGCTTTACAGCTTTTGCAGACTTAACAAGCTCTGACGTACAAGGCTGGGTAGAAGCTGCTATGGGTAGTGATGCTGTAACAGCTTTAAAGTCTGGCTTAGATGCTCAAATCGCTTTAAAAATTACACCAACATCCGTTACTAAAACAATAGGATAGATTTATAAACCATCACCTTAGGAGGTGCACTAATGCAAAAAGAAGAAAAGAAAGCCGTCATTGGCGATAACGAAATTCTAGAAAAAGAAATGACTGAGGAGCAAAAATATTTAGCTAACCAGATAACTGATTTAAGAAATAAAAAAGCTAAAATCCAGTTCGACTTAGACCAAATACAAGCTGCTTTAACCGTTTTTGAAAACACTTTTATAGCTTCTACTAAAAAAGAAGCTGATGAAGTTCTAGAAGAAAAAGAGGAAAAATAAATGGTAGATTTAATTATGTGGATTACTACAATAGTAACAGTTGCTTCAATCGTAGCAGCTTCTACTCCCACTCCAAAAGACGATGCGTGGATTGGTAAGTTATACAAATTTGTAGACTTATTAGCTTTAAATATTGGTAAAGCAAAACAAAAATAATGCCTACGGTCAAAGACGCATTAGCAGAGCTTAACGCACACGAAAGAGAATGTGCTATTCGCTATGAGTATATAGAAAAACGTCTTGACGAAGGCTCTGCAAAATTTAAAAGACTAGAAATGCTTCTTTGGGGAATATATCCTTTTATAGTGGGTTCAATTATTCTTACTAAGTTTTTATAGGAGGATTTAATGCCTCTTCAAAAACTTTTATTTAAACCAGGAATAAACAAAGAAGCAACAGATTATGCTAATGAAGGCGGTTGGGTTAATTCTAATTTAGTTCGTTTTCGTAAAGGATTACCAGAAAAAATAGGCGGTTGGGCTAAAGCAACTAGTAACACCTTTAAAGCCACAGGACGAGCACTTCATGCTTGGGTAGATTTAGCAGGTACTAAATATTTAGGATTAGGAACTACTTGGAAATATTACGTTATAGACGGCACAGTTTTTAATGACATAACTCCAATACGTTCTACCACTGCTGCAGGAGACGTAACGTTTGCAGCAACTAATGGTTCTTCTACTATTACCGTAACCGATACAGGACATGGAGCTGTTGTAAATGATTTTGTTACTTTTAGCGGAGCAGCTACTTTAGGCGGTAATATTACAGCAGTTGTTTTAAATCAAGAATATCAAGTAGTAACCGTTCCTTCTGTAAACAGCTACACTATTTCTGCGGTAGATACTGAAGGAAATGCCGTGACAGCTAATGGTTCTGATACAGGTAATGGTGGCGGTAGTACGGTAGGTACTTATCAAATAAACGTAGGACTTGATGTTTATATACCTTCAACTGGTTGGGGTTCTGATTATTGGGGAGCAGGAACTTGGGGAAGTGTTTCACCTTTAGGAGCTACAAACCAGTTAAGACTTTGGTCTCATGATAATTTTGGAGAAGATTTAGTTTTTAATGCACGTGGTGCAGGTGTTTTTTATTGGGATGAATCTAGCGGCACTGATACAAGAGCTGTTGCTTTATCTAGTTTAGCAGGAGCTAATTTAACACCAACTTTAGCATTACAAGTAATGGTATCTGATGTAGACAGGCACGTTATTTGTTTCGGAGCAGACCCTTTAAATGATTCAAGCACGGCTAGAACAGGGGCGATAGACCCCATGTTTATAGCGTGGAGCGACCAAGAAAATATAGAACAGTGGGAACCGTTACCAACTAATACAGCAGGTTCTTTTAGGCTTTCAGCAGGTTCTGCAATCGTAGGAGCTGTTAGAGCAAGACAAGAAACTTTAATATGGACAGATACGTCTTTATATTCTATGACTTTTGTAGGGCAGCCTTTTACTTTTTCAATTAACTTAGTTAATGAAGGTGTGGGTCTTGTTGGACCTAATGCTGTGATTAATACTCCTAAAGGGGTATTTTGGATGGATAAAAAAGGTTTTTATTCTTATGCAGGTGCTATACAAGAGCTTCCATGTAGCGTAGATGATTATGTATTTTCTGATTTAAATCAAACACAAAGTTATCAAGTATTTGGTTTTGTTAATAAAGCGTTTAACGAAGTCGGTTGGTTTTATTGCTCTGCGGATAGTAACGTTATCGATAAATATGTTACGTACAACTATGAAGAAAATTTATGGATGATAGGAGAACTTTCTAGAACCTGTTGGATAGACGAAGGTATATTTAGTGCTCCTAAGGCAACGTACAGCACTAATAATGTTGGGTATTTATTTAATCATGAAACAGGAAATGATAACGATGACACCGCTATGACTAATGTATTTATAGAGTCCGCTGATTTTGATTTAGGCGAAGGAGATATGTATCAATCTATTAGTAGAATAATTCCTGATGTTAAGTTTACAGGCTCTGCGAGTACAGGAGCAGACGGTCAAACATTAGACATAATTTTAAAAAGAAGAAACTTTCCTGGAGAAGAACTTACTACAGCAGTTACCAGTGCCTGTACTTCAGTAACTACCAAAATAGATACTCGTGTAAGGGGAAGACAAGCTGTATTAAGAATTCAGTCTAATGATACAAACACTAACGATACAGGAATGGGTTTTAGACTAGGAGCAACTCGTATAGATATAAAACCTGACGGAATGAGGTAATGGCTAAGCTATTAGAAACGAAACTTCCTGTAGCTATAGGACCTATTGACCCTGCGATATTTAATCGGTTAGTTAGAATATTAGAACTAAGTTTAAACAGAGTAAATGTAGGCTCTACTATAAACGTTAATGAGTCTCAACGAAATATAAACCAGTTTAATACAGGCGATATTATTTGGAATTTAACTACTAAACAACTCCAACTATGGACAGGAGAACAATGGTCAGATATTTATTTAGGAACAGAAAAAGGAGTTCAGGGAACTACGACTCTTGGACAAGTAAGCGTTTCAACTGGTGGAGACACCCTAGTAAAAGTATTATAAACGGAGGTAATATGAATTTAACGAAGTTACAAGAAGAATTAACTTTTGATGAAGGCTGTATAGATAAAATATATCTAGACCATTTAGGTTATCCTACTTTTGGTATAGGTCATCTAATACTAGAAACAGACCCTGAACATGGACAAGCTGTAGACACACCTGTCTCTAAAGAAAGAATAGACGAATGTTTCAAAAACGATATACAAAACGTTATAAACGATTTAGATAGAAACTTGGTTTGGTGGAAAGATTTACCTGAAGATTTACAAAGAGTTATGGCTAATATGTGTTTTAACTTAGGTATTACACGTTTATTAAAATTTAAAAACTTTTTATCAGCTATGGAAAATAATGATTGGGATAAAGCAGCGGTAGAGATGTTAGATAGCCGATGGGCTATACAAGTAGGTCCTAGAGCGATAAGATTGAAAGATAGAGTTTTAAAAGGACAACTATGAAAGGCGTTAATCATTATAAAAAAGACGGTACTTTACACAAAGGAGGCACTCATAAAATGCCTAACGGAAGTTTACACTCAGGTAAAACTCACGGTAAAACTAGTGTAAAACTTTTTCATTACGGTGAGCTATCTAAAACTGCAAAAGCTAAAGCTAGAAAAAACAGGAGAAAATAAACATGGCGGCAAAAAAGAAATCTAGTAGTAAATACCATACAACTAAAGACGGTAGACGAGCTAAAAAAGGTTTATGGTATAACATTAATAAAAGGAAAAAAGCGGGAACAAGCAGACCAGGAAAAGGAACTGTAAGCGATAAAGCTATTAAACGTTCTAGAAAAACAACTAAAAAGAAATAATGCCTAGAAAAAAAGAAAAGCCTATAAGACGTACTACAGGTAAAGGCGGTAATTACCGCTCAACTAAATCTGGTGCAGGTATGACTAAAAAAGGAGTAGCCGCTTATAAAAGAAAAAATCCTGGAAGTAAATTAAAAACAGCGGTTACAGGCAAAGTTAAAAAAGGAAGTAAAGCAGCAAAAAGAAGAAAATCTTATTGTGCTAGAAGTGCAGGACAGATGAAGAAGTTTCCCAAAGCTGCTAAAAACCCTAATTCAAGATTACGTCAAGCACGTAAAAGGTGGAAATGTTAAATGGCTAAAAAAGCACCTGATGCGTTTGTATACAACGCAACGTTAGAAAGGATAGTAGATGGAGACACTTTTGACTGTTGTCTCGATTTAGGTTTTGATGTTAAACTACATAAACAAAGAGTTCGTCTTTCTGGCATTGATACCCCAGAATCTAGAACTAGAGATTTAGCAGAAAAGAAATTAGGTCTAGCCGCAAAAGAAAGATTAAAAGAACTTTGTACAGGTAAATTTAAAATAAAATCGTTAGGTAAAGGCAAATATGGTCGTATTCTTGGCATACCTTATACTGAAGACGGTAAAGATATTTGTCAAATGCTTATAGACGAAGGTCATGCTGTTGAGTATCATGGAGGTACAAAAACTAAAATCTGGGGAGATTATTAATCTCTTATGGATAGTGTTGTCCAATTAATCAATGAAGTAGGTTTTCCTATAGCGGCAGCTATAGGTCTGGGTATGTTTATTTGGAAACTTATAAACAAAATTATCGATGGTATGGAAACAAAAGTAGATGTTTTAGATGAAAAGGTATCTGCTCAGATATCAGAAATAGAAGCAAGATTAGGTCAAAAACTAGATTCACAACACGGTATATTAGTAGCACTTATAGACAGAGTTAGGTCGGTGGATAATGAGATAATTAGACAAGATACGCTTTTAAAGACTATACTAGGAGTACCACAGCTTATGCATACTGACAGGTTAGCAAAAGCTGATAGAGATGACCAAAGGAAGGATTAATGAAAAAAGTATTTTTAACAGAGTTTAAAGTAGGTGATAAAATATACGAAGGTCCCTTCATATATGCTAATACTTTTGAAGAAGCTGATTTAGAAGCAGAAGCTTACGGAGTAGTCATTGTAGGAGAGGCTAAAATAGTTATAGGAATAGATGAAACTGAAGAACAAGAAAGAGTTTTACATTAGGAGGATTGGTTATGGGAGCACGAAGAACACCTGAAGAAGAAAAAGACAAAATAATTTGGGCTGTTTTATTTATAGGAATCTGTTTGATTATAGGTATTTTTGTAGAAAATATTAGAGCAGACCAAATAGTCCACAAGTTTAAATCTCCTAGTTTTAATGGAGTAGGAACATCATCTCATTATCTAACAATAGAAAACCAAGAGTTTAGTCGTAAATTAACAATTAAAGAAGAAATAAAAGCACTACAAGAAGAAATAGAAAGAGAAAAAGAAAACTCTACACTTGCTAGATTTATGCGTAATCTTGAATCAAGAGTTTATGCTGAGTTATCAAGACAACTAGTTAATAACCTCTTTGGCGAAACACCTTCTGATTCAGGTACAATAACTTTAGAAGGAAACACCATAGAATACACAAGTGATGGTGTAACATTAACTCTTAAAATAACGGAAGCCGATGGAACAGTTACTGAAATTACGATACCTATTGGTACTTTTACTTTCTAATTGTTCTACATTAGACCAAATTGAAGATACGTACGAACATAGGTTTCAAAGACACAATGTAGTAAATATACAGGATTTACAATCTTCAGCCTTACTTGCAGTTGATATTCCAAAAGTTAGTCCTGTAGTTGCTGTTTACCCTACAGCGTTTACAGACCAAACAGGTCAGCGTAAATCTAATTCTGAATTCGCTTTATTTAGTACCGCCATAACTCAACAACCTAACGCATTACTTATACGAGCATTAAAACACGCTGGAAACGGTAATTTCTTTAGAGTAGTGGAACGAGTTGGTTTAGATAATCTCACAAAAGAAAGACAACTTATACGTTCTGCTAGAGAACAATTTGCTAGTGAAGAAGAAAAGAAAAAACAATTAGCTCCTTTATTATTTGCAGGTATTTTAATTGAAGGTGCCGTTATTTCATATGAGGCTAATTTAGAGTCGGGAGGTGTTGGTGCAAGATACTTAGGTATTGGAAATAGTATTCAATACAGAGAAGACAATATCACAGTTAGTCTTAGAATGGTTTCTGTTGCTACAGGAGAAGTATTATTAGAAGTTTTAAGTCAAAAAACTATTTTTAGTTATGGTAAATCTAATGATGTTTTTAGGTTTATAGAAGCTGGAACTGAGCTAGTAGAAATAGAGTTAGGTAATGCTAGAAACGAGTCTTCTACTATAGCTTTAATGAAAGCTATTGAGGGGGGTGTGTTAGAAATAATTAAATTAGGTTACAAAAAAGAATACTGGGTTTTACAAACAAAAGAAAAAAGGGTAGAATGAGATTATGATGATGAAGAAGTGCATACAGTTTTTGCTATGTCTTGCTTTATTTCCCCTGTACGCAGCGGATAACGAAATATACGTAGACCAGTCTGGAACTGGTGCAAACATAGATTTAGAACAACTTGGTATATCTAATATTATCGGTGGTTTAAACTCCTCTGCAGGGAGTTTAACTGCTTTCAATTTAGATGGTACAAGCATGACTCTAGATATTAATATGATAGGAGCTACTAATAAGTTCTTAGGAGATATTACCGCAGACAGCTTTACTGGTTTTTATGAGTTTACTGGCGGTACTAATGTTTTTACTATTCAAGTAGACCCAACTAATACTTATGGTGCTGATTCATCTAATCAAAATGTTCAAGTTACTGGTAGTGGCAACACATTTACTTTAAATCAAGGCACTACAGCACTAGCTGCAACTTTAGACCTAGACTGGATTATTCAGGGCTCTAACAACACGGTTACATCTAATATTAATATTGACGGTGCTACAAACTATATGGACATAGACGGTTCAGATAACACAATTAATTATACAGGCACAGGTGTTACGGCTTCAGCAGGAGGCTATTTTTACTTAGACCACACAGGCGGACAAAGAACATTTAATATTCAACAACTGAGTACCCAAGACAATGACTGGCTTAAAATTATATCGGTCGGTGGTAACGCTAGTTCTACTGTGTGTGTTGTTCAAAACGACCAAGGCACAAGCACAAGCTGCTGATATTGGGGACATATCTGAACTAAATGGTTCAGCACAAATAGTAAGAGACAAACCATACGACGCTAATTTAAAATTTGCTATACAAAGCAACGATGAAGCTATAACTAAAGATGGCAGAATGGCTATTAAGTTTTTAGACGATTCTACAGTCAAACTTACTGAACACTCACAACTTTTAATAGATGAATATATCTATGACCCTGACCCATCTAAATCAAAAATGGCTCTTACCTTTGGTCTTGGTACAGCAAGATTTATTACAGGCAATCTTAATAGAATAGATAAACAAAATATAAAACTTAAAACACCTACAGCAAATATTGCGATAAGAGGAACAGATTTTACAGCTACAGTAGATGAGTTGGGTAGGTCATTAATAATACTTCTGCCTGACGCTTTAGGTTTATCTAGCGGTGAAATAGAAGTAGTTACTGCTATGGGAACTGTTTTATTAAATAAACCTTATGAAGCTACAACTGTAAGTGTTTTTGAATCAGCTCCTAGTAAACCAGTTATTTTAGATTTAACGTTAGATGTTATCGATAATATGTTAATTGTTACTCCTCCTAAAAAAGAAAAAATAGCATACGAAGAACAAGTTTCTGCTAAACAAGAAAGTATTTTAGATTTTAATGAACTAGACGTAGATTACTTAGAGGTGGATTATTTAGGCGAGGATGAGCTTGAATTTACGGAACTCGATATTAATTTTCTAGACGTAAATTATCTTGAAGACCTTCTTAATGTATTAGACGCATTAGCTATAGCAGAAGATGAAGATGCTTTAGCCCAAGCTACAAGCACACAAATATCTGGAACTCTTTTAGGTAAAGACCCAGACACTCAAATAACAGCTTTAATAACTGGAAATGTTATTAGTTTACGAAGACAAGTTAATGAAAGCGTTAGAGTTGATTTGAACGGTAGTGATGCGTACACCGTAATTTTGATACAAGACGGAGTATCTAATATAATCAAGGTGAACGGAGGAAGCGATAGTGTTATAACCATTACGCAAAACGATGGATGAAAAAATTAATAATACCTTTATTAATCATTTTAGTATTACCTTTAGTATTTCAAACAACACCCACAGAAATATTAAAACTTAAAGTATTCGACACTTTTATAAAAGAACAGCAGCCTTCTGGTAATTTTGTTATTTTAAATATAACAGAAGAAGATGTTGAACGTGAGGGTGGTTATCCTTTACCTAGAAAAAGATTAGCAGATATACAATTAGAGTTATTAGGTAAAGGAGCTCTTGGTGTTGGTTGGGTTATAAGTTTTCCACAACCTGATAGACTTATGGGGGATGAGGATTTTGCTAGGTCTTTAGGCTATGCTCCTAGTGTTATCGCTATGTTTGAGACACCTAATAATAAATACCCTAAAACTACAGGCACTGTTATAAAAGGAGAAGATATTGGTGGTATACTTACACAGGGAGTCAAGGAAAATTTCTACACCTACGAAAATATACTACAAGGAATCGCCAGTGCTCCCACCGAAGTAGACCAATTAGTTAGACGAGTCCCTTTGTTATTAAGAACGCCTGAAGGTTGGGTAGCTTCTTTTGGTACACAAATATACAAAGCATTATTCGATGTTAAAACGTATATTATTTCAACTAATCAAAACGGTATTCAAGAAATAGCTATACGAGGAATACCTCCAGTTAAAACAGATAGTCTTGGTCGTAAATGGATTAGTTGGGTAGATACACCACAAACTAATTTACAAGAAATGGAAGTAAATGGTAAGTTTGTTTTTGTAGGTGTTACAGCTAACGGTGTAATGCCTCAGGTTGCTACGCCTGTTGGATTACTAGAACCGCATAAAATACAAGCTGCTCTTGCAGAGTCTCTTTTAATCCAGGATAGTCCTTATATACCTGATTACGCTTTAGCATTAGAACTTCTTATTTTTATAGCTTCTGTGGGGCTCGTATGGGCTTTTATAAGCTATTTAGGTATAACATGGGGCGTAAGCTTAGCTTTACTTACGATGGCTTTAACGGGCTTCTACGGTTATTACACGATATCTATGGGTGTTTTAATAGATGTTACGTGGTCTTTAGTTTCACAGTTTATCGCAGGAGCTATAGCTTTCTATTTAAGATTTAGAGAACAATATAAACTAAGACAACAAATCAAAAAACAATTTGAACATTATCTTGACCCACGACAAGTTAAACGTTTACAAAAAGACCCTAGCTTATTAAAACTAGGGGGCGAAAAAAGACGCTGTACGTTTTTATTTACAGATGTTAGAGGATTTACAGCTTTATCAGAAACGTTATCACCTGAAGAAGTAACAGTAATAATGAATAAAGCATTAACTATACAATCAAACGCAGTACAAAAACACGGCGGTATGGTTGATAAATATATAGGTGATGCAATGATGGCTATCTTTAATGCACCTATGGATTTACTACACCACGAACGGATAGCTGTAGAATGTGCTAAAGAAATACAAGAAAATATAATAAAAGCTGATATTGGTGTTGAAATCGGTGTCGGTGTAAATACAGGCGAAGCTGTTATTGGTAATATGGGAAGCGATACACGGTTTGATTATTCAGCTATAGGAGACGCTGTAAATACCGCTGCTAGACTAGAATCTGCAACTAAAGAAGCAGGTGTGAATATACTTATAGGAGAAGAAACAGAGTTATATTGTGGGTATAGATTAAAAAAATTAAAACCGATAAAAGTAAAAGGTAAAGAAAAACCTTTAAAAATATACACTTTTTGATATATAATCAATATATCAGCCATTGTGCTGCAGCTTACGGGGTGAGCTTTAACTCGCAAATACGTGTAGACACGCTGGAGAAACAATGGTTGGAGTAGATAAAAAGACTTATAAGAAAAAAGCACAGAGCCGTTCGGGTTTTGTTATATACTCGTCTAAAGGAAAAAAGACAAAATCGAGGAGCCGTTTCTAATGGCTTTGTCTCTTATTAAAAATCCAGAACTAACTTATCAAGAAGCTTGTGAATTTTTTGATTATAAAGAAAATAAAATAAAGTTTCAAAATAAAATAAAAGAGTTTGAAGCAGCTATTACTAAGCACTGCGAAGAAAACAATAATCAAGATTTAAACAGCCAAATAACAGGTCAGACCGAAGGAGCTGTTACACATAACTTTGCAGACGGTCAATACATAAGAAAAATTGTTATGCCTAAAGGGTTATTAGTTACAACTAAAATACATGCCAAAAACCATCCTTTCTTTATTATGAAAGGAGAAGCATCTATTTATAGCAATAACGGAGTAGAACGTATAGAAGCACCTTTTCATGGAATAACTGAAGCAGGAACAAAAAGAGTTTTATATATCCATGAAGAATGTACTTTTATAACAGTACATAGAACAGATTGTTTAAGTATAGATGACGTTGTAAATGAAATAACAGTTGATGATTTTTCTAAACTAAACTTAAAAGGTTTTGATATAGAACAAATAGATAAAATAATGGAGAAAATTTAATGGCGTTAGCAAGTATAGCAACAGCCATAGCGGTTGGGGTAGGAACAAATTTAATCACTAGAAAAATTGCTGGCGACCCTGATATGCCTGCACAAATTGGTAGTGGAACTTCTCCTTCGTTAACTCCAGGAGCCGATATAGAAATCAATCCTATAATGGGTAGTGAAGTTCAAGAGTTTGGTGATTTTAAATTTGAAGATTTAACTTCTCCAGAAGATGGACAAAAAGAAATGATACTAGCACAGTTAAAAGAAGCAGGAGTAGATGTAGCTGATTTAGACCAATACGGTATTGCAGGTATGGCTGTTGGTGGTTATTTAAACAGAGCTAACGGCGGTAATTTAGGATTAATGGCTTTATTAAAAGAACAAGGTCTTATTCCCGAAGATAAACCAGAAAGTTTATCGGGTGTTGTTGATGTAGATTTTTCTGAAATAGCAGAACCAAAACCAGAAGATTTATTAGAAGAACAAATGATGGCAGACATAAATTTTGAAATGCCTGATGTTCCTATGCCTGAAAATCCTTTAACAAATTTACAAAAAGTAGAATCTTTTATAGATAACCAAAATCCTATGGTGTCTGAAGCAATATACAGTGGTTTAGGAAGTATAGGCTCGGCTTTGTTTGGTGAGTTATTTGGTTTAAATGATAAAAAACGTAAAGGTAGTTTAGTAAAAACTGAAACACTTCCTGGAAACTCTAATAGAAGAAGAAGTCAATTAGATAAAATTTCACCTATTGGTGGCTCTAGTGTAACATTTGCTAACGAAGGTAAAGTATTACAAAGACCAATGTTTATGCCTCAGGGAGGTCCTATGAGAGGTCCAGGTGGTCCTAAGGACGATTTAATTCCAGTAATGGCGAGTAACGGAGAGTACATGTTGTCTAAGGCAGCAGTAGATGCAGCAGGTGGTGGCAGTCATGCTAAAGGAGTTGCTGTTTTAGATAAATTTAATAAAATGGGAAATAAGAGATATGGCGTCTAGAGAAGAACAAGAATATTCCAGTCAAGCCCCCGCCCCGTATATAGGGCAGTTTTTACAACAGGATATATTTCCTTTTGCACAACAATTTTTAAGGCAACAGTTTCAAAACTTAGGTCAGGCTGATTCAAGTCCATTTACTTACACAGGACAAAGGGTTGCTGATTTTGACCCTAGAGAACTTTATGGTATGGAACTTGCTGATTCAGCTATCGGCAGCTATAGACCGTATTTAGGTGCACAAGCCGATTTACTAGACGAAGCGGCAGGAATATCTAGAGGAGCATTAGCTAGAGGTCAAGACGAAATAACCGCAGGACTAGGTGCGGGTAGAGGATTAGCAGGTTTAGGTGCTGACCTTACTAGAGGAGCAAGATTCGATACAGCAGGTAGAGATTTATTAGCAGGAGCACAACAAAGACAATCAGGTAGAGGTCTTATAGAAGGAGCAAGGTTCGGTCAATCAGGTAGAGATTACTTACAAAGCGGAGTACCTTCGTTCAGTGAAGCACAAGCATTAACAAGAGCAGGAGCACCTAATTTAGATTTAGCTAGAATGGAAACAGCAGCAGCTAGACCACAGTTCGGTGGTGCTAGAGCTGGTTTTGCAGGTGCTAGAGCAGAAACTTTAGGAGCAAGACCAGATTTTAGAGGAGCTACAGGAACATTAGGTAGAGCAGAACAAACAGGTTATGGTTCCACAGGTAGTTTTGACCCCAGAGGAATAGGAAGTTTTTATAATCCGTTCGAAGAAGACGTAGTACAACAAACATTAAAAGACGTTAGAGAAGGTTTAGCTAAAAGCGATATGGGTTTAAGAGACGAAGCTGTTAGTGGAGGAGCTTTCGGCGGAGCTAGGTCAAGATTAAGACGTGGTGAACTAGCAGAAAATGTTGCAAGAGGAGCAGCAGAACAAGTAGGAGCTATCCGTAGTGGCGGTTATTCTGACGCGGCTAATAGAGCACAACAAGCTTTTGAAGCACAACAACAAAGACAAGCAGGTCTTGCAGGATTACAATCTAATATAGCAGGACAGCTAGGTGGTTTCGCAGGTCAAGAAGCACAAACCGCATTAGGTAGAGCTTCGCAGTTAGGTAATTTAGCAGGTCAAGAAGCAGGATTAGCAGGTCAAGAAGCACAAAGTGCTTTAGCCAGAGGTAGACAGTTCGGCGACCTTTCTACAACCGAAGCTCAAAACCAACTAGCTAGAGCACAACAACTAGGAAGTTTAGAAGCACAACAAGCACAGGCTAAATTAGCAACAGGTCAAGCACTAAACGCTTCTGAACAAGCAGCTATAGACAATATGATGTCTAGAGGACAACAATTAAATACTTTAGACCAACAAAGATTTGCTAATCAAATGCAACAAGGACAACAGTTATCTAATATAGACCAACAAAGATTTGCTAATCAGTTACAACAAGGCTCACAATTAGGTGCTTTAGGACAACAACAGTTCGGTATGGGGCTACAAGGTGGTCAGGGCTTAGCAGGACTAGGTCAACAAACAGCAGGTGCATTAAGTGGTTTTGGTAGTCAATACGGTGGTATGGCTAGTTTATTACCACAACTACAACAACAAGATATTTCATCAATGATGGGTATGGGTGGACTAGGTAGAGGAAGACAACAGTCTTTAATGGATTTAAACTACCAAAACTTTACAGGTCAGTACAACTTACCTATGCAAACGTTACAAAACGTTGGAGCACTTACAGCTTCTCTTGGACCTATGGCAGGTGGTTATGGCTATGCGGGTGGTGCACAAGCTCCTTACGGTAATTATTCACCCACAGGAACTATGGGAACAGGGTTGATGAATCAAGGTATAGCAGGTCTTAATCCTGCTCCTGGTCAAAATCAAACGCAGGGACCAGTTAAAGGATTCCCTAACTTCTCAATTCAAAACATGGGGATGCAGTTTTAATGGCAAACGGTAATAGAGGTATAGGAGGCTTTATGCCTTTTCCAACTTTCGGTGGACCTAAAGACGCAGGGGGAATTACACCTGTTAAACTAGCTCCGACTCAAATGAGATTTCCAACGGCTCGTGGACCTGTTAGACGTACACCTGAACCAGAAACTATAGAAAAAATAGCTCCTTTTCTTCCTTTAGTGACTGAAGGTGTTATGAGTTTATTTAAAGACACGCCTAAACCTCAATCAAGAGACGATTATCTTAAAAGTATCGCTGTTGATGCAACAGAGCCCACTAAGTTAGAAGAAGCAAGGGCTGATGCCTACACATTGTTTGGAGCACCCGAACAAAGAGACGGTTTTGGTCTTAATGAACTAGTTAATTTAGCTGTCGGTAGCCAAACAGGTAGAGGAGCAAAAGATTTTGCTAATACGTATTTTCAAATTAGAAAAGGTAAAGAAGCCGCTAGAGTATCTAAAGAAGGACAAAGAGCAAGTTTCATACAAAAACAAATAGACCCTGACGCTTTTCAATTTTTAAATTTACAAGATACTAATAAAGCTAAAACAGGTGTAGTTGATATACGTCCAGGATATTTTGATAAAGAAACAGGACAAACCTATATAAAAGACCCTAAAAATAAAGAAGCTAATGAGTATGGATTTATTGTTGCTGGTGAAAACTGGATAGACCCTGCTAAATTAGCTACTAGTGGTTCAACAGGTATTGATATTTACAAAGACCCTCAGTATACCGAACTTGTAAAAACTAATACAGAAATAACTGCTAAAGACAGTGCGGTTATGGGAACATTAAACGTTGCTAATAACACAATAGAGATGTTAGACGAAGCTATTAAAGACCCTAGTAAAGCACCGACAACTGTTGTTTCTTCTATACTGAATATGGGTAATAGTGCTATAGCAAACTTTGACCAAATAGCTTCATTAAACGGTAATCGTGACCCTCTAACATATTTCAGTGCTGATGACGCAGGTGGTAGTATGTTTATAGGTAGAGGAGATAACGCTAGAGAATTATATATAGCTCTTAAATCAGGAGACGAAGAACAAATAGAACGAGCTACGGCTAATTTTGAAAACGCAACAGGAACAAACCTTAGACAAGTTATGGGTCAAGCTGCTTACGCTAACGTAGCAACTAGAGCAAATTTTTTACAATTAGCTTATATGGCAGCGGCAGCAAACGGTCAAACAGGTAGAACGCTTTCTGATAAAGACTTAGCACATCATTTGAATATAGTTGGTTTTGGTTCAACACAAGACCCTAAAGTATTGAAAGACAACTTAATACGTTTTGTTGATACTTTGGTTGGTGGAGCAGATGACCAAACACAAGTAGCTATTCCTAGAAACGGGTTACAACGTTACAATATGAATGACGAAACATTTCAGTCTATTGTTACTATGTATTATAATCCGTTGATAGGAAAAGACGCATCAGGAGCAGATACGCCTCAATGGTTAAACCACAGTGCTTATACTTACAAACCTTTTTACGAAAGATATAAAGGTGTAGGAGCAGTAGACCAGTGGCAAAAACACGACACAATGTTTTACGATAGAAAAACAAAAGGCTCAGCTAATTTAACGTCGCCTGTAAATCCATCCGTAGATTTAGATAAAACATTAAAAGACATAGAAAACTTATATTAATGGCTATTACGCAACAACAATTTGATGAATTTAAAAAGATGCAAGAAACATATGCTCTTGATTTATCAAAACAACCTTTAAAAGATAATCCCAACATTACCTACGGTCAGTTGTTATCTCCTAAAGAACTAGACTTAGCAGCTATTCTATATAGTCCTGAACTTAAATCGAAAGCTACAAGTATCTATTCATCAGAAGACATGAGCAAGATAGAAAACGCTATTGATTGGCAAAACAGAGTTGCTCCTTATAATAGAGCACCTATCGAATATGATATGTACGAACGTCATCCTGAGTATATGAAACAACTAGATGAGTTTAATAGTCCCGAAGGTCAAGAAAGAAGAAACATGATAAAAGTTCGTGGTAATTTTCCTGATACTTATGAACCGTTAGAGCCTATTGCTCCATTAGGAATAGAAAAAGCAAAAAAGATAGCGGCTCTTGGTTTTGACCCTGCGAATGAATTACAGTTTCAAACATTTAAAGACGGTGTTGGTTTTAGAAGTAAGTTAGCTTTTGCACCTAGAAAAACAACAGTAGAAGATTTTAAAAAACTAGGCGACCAGTACGGTTTAGTTGGTGATTATAGATACATAAACCCTAGCGACCCTTCGTTAGGTTTAGCTTTTAAACCTGAAGGTTCTGATGATTTTCAATTATTAAATACGCCATACGTTACTGCAGAAGATACCTATAACTTTTTAATACAAGAATTTCCTGCAATAGCAGGTGATATAGCTTTAACAGTATATGGTTCTAAAAAGTTTACTAGTCCTTTTGGTTTAAGTGATAAAGTAAGCGGCAAAGTTGGTAAAGTTTTAGGTTTATCTGGTTTATCGGCAGCAGGTGCAGCAGGTGGAGACTTTTTACGTTTAACTGCTGGTTCTGCCATGGGAGCTCACGATAGAGATTTCGATGATATATTAAAAGAATCAGGAATGATTGGTGCATGGGCGTTTGGTGGTACTGCTGTTATCAGTGGAGCCGCACAAACGATACCTAAAATTTGGAAAATGATTACAGGTAAAGACGTGCCTCCTAGTTTTTATGAAAAGATAGATGATGCTATGCAAGAAGCTAGAGCACAAGAACGAGGAGACGGAGCATTAGCTTCTGGAATACTTTACGGTGATGCAACGTCAGTAAAAGTAATTAATGACCAAATAAATGATTTAGCTAAACGTTTCGATGTAGAACTAAAAAACTATAACCCTACAATAGCTTCAGCTGCTGGTACACAAGGTGCTGCTGATTTAGAAACATTATTCTTAAAATACGCAGACGACCCTGATTTAAGAGAGTTGTATCAACAAGTAAAAATAGGCAACCAAGAAGTTATTGACCGTTTTATACAAACACTAAACGAAAAAGTTGGACCTTCAACTACAGGCGGTGCAACAGGGGCAACGGTTAGTGCTGGTGTACGAGAACTAGCTCAAAAAGATATAGATGCTTTTAACGACCAAGCCTACGATATGATTGACCAAGTTAGGCTGCAAGTGGGTGGTGCTGATGATGCTGCTGTTGCAGGTCAGTCGTTATTGAAACAAGTTGACGACCCTAATGCTTCTACTGGACCTTTGTTTGAAAGACAACAAACTAGACTATTAGAAATTAAAAAAGACTACATAGCCCCATATAACCAAGCTTGGAATGCTGCTTTAGAAAATCCTCGTTATGTTAATTTAACCACAGGTGCAGGATTTACAAGAAAACCTATTAATGAATGGATGAATTTAAGAAAAGGTGACGCTAATAAGCTGTTTAAATCAGCTGATGCAAGTGAATCTGTTAAGTTGTTATACGAACAATTACCTGCAGGAACTCAAAACACTTTAAATAGATTAGCTGGTAGAAATCAAAAAGGTAAATTTGAATCACCTAATTTTACGTTAAGAGAACTTAATGACGCTAGAGTATCGTTAAATGAATTCGCTAGTACAACTAATAACCTAAAAGCAGCAAAACAAGCAAGACAATTAGAACGTGGATTAGAAGAACAAATGAATCAATTGTTACGAGAAGGTGCTTCTGCTGAATCAGGTATACCTATTACAAGAAAAGTAGAATTAGAAAACTGGATGACGCAAAATAAATACGGTGATGATTTAAGACTAGCTTGGTCAGAACAAAAAGAAGCTATACAGTTAGCTAATTCACAAGCAGTACGTTCTATATTAGAACAAAGACCTGAAAAAGTTGCAGATTATTTATTTAATACTGTGGCTAAAGGCAGTAAACAAAACACCGTTGTTACTGATTTAATGACGTTACTAAAAAGAGACGGTTCTGACGAAGTAAGACAAATACAAAACGGTTTAGCTGAATATATACAAAGAGAAGTATTATCTAACCCAGATAAAACACCGCTACAATTAGCTAGAGATTATAGAAAGTTTGTTACCGATAACGAAGGAACTTTACGTGCGGTGTTTGGTGATGATTTCCAAGCAAGATTTTTACAGAACCCTAAACAGTTTAATAAAGCAGTTATAGAGCCGTTAAAAAATTTAGAACAAAATATATTAAAAATAGAGGCTCGTGTTGGATTGGCTAATAAAGGTCCTGCTGATAGAAGGGTAGCTAATATTGTTGAATCTATTCTAGCTACAGGTAAAACACAAAGACAGTCTGGAATATTATTAGATGACATAGACTATATTACAAACATAGTTAAAAAAGACCCACTATTACAAGACCAAGTTGCACAAGTAACAAAACGTTATTTAATGCAAGAAATGATGGAGCCTAGAGCAGGTGGTGGTTTTGTTATAAGTCCTCAAAAATTAAATGATTTATTATATAAAGGTTTTGGTCCCGAAGATGTTACAGGTCCAACACTAACTTTCGATAATTTTGTACAACCATTGTTAGGTAAAGAAGGCAAAGATTATGTAGCTAATTTAAAAGTTATAAATGAAATGGTACAAAGAGAAATGGGGGCTATGCCTAGTAAGGGTGTGGTTAGAGATTTAACTAGAGGTGAGTATGGAGCAGGTGCTAACATCGAAGGTATTAGAATGTTACAAAGATTACTTATTGCTCCGTTAACACAAACAGGTAGAAGAATAACAGCTCTTTCTAATAGCCAAGCTAACAGGTCGCGAAAGTTTATTGGACGTATGTTATTAGACCCAGAACTATTTGAAAGAACAGCAAGTTTCGCTAAAGGACAGCAATCAACTCAGAATTTTATAAGGTTTTTAAGTAGTTATGGTTTTGTGTATGGTGAAGATTTAGGTAACGAAATGAAGTATTATGATACAGTAGATAAGGCTCAAAAAACTCCTGAAAACAGAAATTTTATAGATGAAACACAAGAACGAGCTAAAGTCATTACAGGAGGAACTAACTAATGGCGATTACAGGTTTTGAAAATTTACCAGATTTACTTAAATCTATTAATTTAAGAAAAGACGCAAACGATTCTTTAAGCAACGCTACTGACCAGTACGAAGCAGATGTTGCCGATTTTAAAAATTCACAAGCTAATGAATTCGAACAAGGGTTAGCGTCTTTGATGGATAGGATAGGAGCATTAGAAAATACACCAGCACCTAGCTTTAATATGCCAGACCTATCAGGATTTGCTAGAATAGAGGACATTCCCTCAATAGATACGAGTCAGTTTTTAACTGCTGGAGACATTCCCTCAATAGATACGAGTCAGTTTTTAACTGCTGGAGACTTGCCTTCATTTAATCCCGATGATTATAGAGATGATTTTCTTTCTATCGCTAGAGAAGGAATAGACATACCTGAGTTTGAACAACCAGATTTAAGTGGGTACGCTAGGTTAGATGATATACCTAGTTTTGATTTTAATCCAGATGATTATAGAGATGATTTTCTTTCTATCGCTAGAGAAGGAATAGACATACCTGAGTTTGAACAACCAGACCTTAGTAATTTTGCTACACTAGACGACCTACCTACTTTCGATTTTGATGAAGGTGCTTTTAGAGATAATTTATTTAAAGATATTTTAGAAAACATTCCTCAACCACCACAACCACCACAACCACCACAACCACCTGCGTTTAATGAAGATGAATTAAGAGAAAGTATCTATAATGATATTATTGGTGATTTGCCTGGATTGTTTGAAGATTTTGATTTCCCTATTCCTGGGGTTCCTGGAGACTTACCTCCTATGACTCCTCCAACAGATATTCCTGGAGGAGGTAATCCATATGAAAATATTTTTGGTCCAGGACAAGGAATGTTTCCTCCTATAAATTTCCCTCCTGGATTTTTTGAGGGTATTGGTTTTCCACCAGACGATGGAGGAGGATTGCCGCCGTTTGTTCCACCAATCACCCCTCCGAACGACCCAATTACTCCACCACCCCCCGTGGATAATACACCGACAGGTCCTATAAATCCGTACACAGGTCAACCAATCAGTAATCCGTATACGCCATACTCCACAGAGAGCGGAGCAGCACCATTAAGGAAAGCAATAAGTCCTAGGGATTTTGGTCAAGCTCCTGGATTTGAACGTCCTATAGGAGGTCCTCCTGTTAAACCAATAGACCCACCAAGAAAATTACCTCCTAAACCACCTTCGATTGGAGGAATAGGTGGTGGTGGAAAAATCTATCTAAACGATGAAATAAGATTACCGCCCCCAGAAGATATTCGTAGATTAAAAGGCGGTGGAGGTATTTCTATGTTGCCGATGAACGGACAAGGTGATACACTAACAACACAGGTATTCCAAAGCGGATTCCGACCAAGAAGATAAGGAGATAATTATGGACCCAAATGAAAAACTAACAGGAATTGCAAGCATGATGCCACAAGGCGGAGCACCAATGGGTGGTGGACAACCCTCAATGCCTCCAATGCCTCCAATGCCTCCTATGGGTGGTGGACAACCCCCAATGCCAGAACCAGGAATGGGGGAAATGGCTATGCAAGGGCAAGAACCCCCTATGGAAGAACCTGGAATGAGTATAGAACAAGACTCTGCTGCATTAGCACAAGCCGTTGTCGGTAGAACACAAGGCGATATAGGAGCAGCAGTTGCTGTGTTAGATAATGCAAAAGCTTTATTAATCGCTAGTACCGAACAACAAGAACCACAAGCAATGAAATACGGTGGAGACGTTCAGCGTAAAATGGGTGGCGGAGAAATTAAATACATGGAAGGCGGTGGTTCATTAAAACCAGTTCCTGAAAATAATACAGGATTATCTAAACTTCCCCAAGACGTTAGAAACAAGATGGGTTTTATGAACATGGGAGGACCTTTGTATCGTGAAGGCGGTGGCGGTATGTCTGAAAGTGATGTATTAAGACAAATGATTATGGAAAACTTACAAAAACCTGCTGTTCAAAAACAAGCTATGGCGAAAGCAATGAATCAAATGGCACAGCCTACAAAACAGGACGCTATGGCTGACCTTATGAAATATAGAATGTCTTAACCTATCCAGTCTTTCCACTTTTCATCACCTAGCACTTCTTGTGCTAGGTCAAGTTTGTTTCTAAGAGCTTTTACAATCTTTTCATCAACCGTACCTTTAGCAACTAAATCAATATAAGTTACTTTGTTTGTTTGCCCTATACGGTGTGCACGGTCTTCAGATTGTAAACGTTTTTCGAGGTCATAATTATTACTATAATAAATAACCGTGTTAGCTTCTGTAAGAGTTATACCATAACCGCCTGTTTGAGTGTTACTAATTAAATATTGTAGGTCTGAGTTAGGGTCTTGAAATCTTCTAATTATTTCTTGACGTTCTTCATCAGGTGTTTCTCCGTAATAAGTAGCTACGCTATCAACCCCTGTTATTTGGTGTAGTTTTTTCAGAATACGTTTTATATCATATTGATAGTTAGCCCATATAATAGTTTTACCTTGAACTTCTTGTAAAACATCAAGAAGTTCGTCTAATCGATTACTTTTTACTTCTACTTCTTCTCCGTTATCGTGTCTAACAAAACCACATACTACTTGATGTAGTCTTAGTATTTGAGTAAGTACAGAAGTTACACTAACTATCTCGTGTGAATCTAATTCAGCTATAGCATAATCTGTAAGCTGTTTATAGACTTTCTTTTGTTCAGGTGTAAGTTCCACCTCCCTACGCTGATACACTTTATCAGGAAGGTCTAAGCATTCTTTCTTAAGAACCCTATAAGAGAACTCATTTACATTTGCAGTTAGTTCTTCTAAGTTTTGATAACCTACGACTTGTCTAAAAGACCTAGCCCCCATTTTACGATTAATTAATTTAGCGTATCTATTTTGAAACGAATAAAAAGAGGTATAGCCTAATAACTGTGGTGATAAGAAAGTGCTTTGACTGTATAAATCTAAAGGTGATTGAGTCACAGGAAATCCTGTAAGTATTCTCCTATATTTAGTATTAATAGCTAACTTCAACAAGTTCTTAGTTCTTTGTGCTTTAGGGTTTTTAATAGTAGTTGATTCATCAACCGCTATTAATGCATTATGAGCTAAGATAAATTTTTCTACAAAAGCTACACCTTTTTTAGTGCTGAAAGCTTCTACGTTTATGACTAATATTTTTAAATCATGACTAACTTCAAATAATTTAGTTAATTCTCTTTTTTGTTTTAATGTAGGTGCTGGATTCCATACTCCTATATGTTTTTCTATATGGTCTGGCATATGAGCAGGTATTTCTTTTTCCGACCAGTTTCTATAGACACCTTTAGGAGCTACGATTATAGCACCGTTGATTCCACCTTTGTCATAAAGTATAGAAATATTATCTATAAGAACTTTAGATTTACCAGTACCCATTTCCATAAAATAAGCGTACTCACGTTTATTCCATGATTTATTTAGTGCCAAAAGCTGATGCTCATACGGCTTTGTTTTAAATTTATATTTCATAATAACCTTTCTAATTTCTAATTGAGATTATATATTACAAACTAGTAGAATTAAAAGTACAGCGTAATATTTTCTCATGCCCTCTAATAGAAATATAGAGTTTTTAATATTGACATCTATAAATCTAATATTGGTTTACCCTCTTAAACACTGTGTTTTATTATAATCAGTATTAGTATATTAGTAATATTAGTTATTCTCGAAATATTTTTTCAGAAAAATTTTTAATTTTTAAAAAGACATATCGGTAATAGCTTTACTTTGCCTTTATTCGTATATATTATTTATTTACTAGAAATAAGAAAGGAGAAAATAGTGACAGTATATGTCGTACAAGAAGTTCCAGGACGAAACATTGCCTCTGCTAGACAGTATGGTGATTTTGAAGTTCTTTTACCTTCTAACACACAAATTATGTTAAGTGCGTCTCCCTCAGTCCGTAGGATGAAAAGTCTTTTACAGGATTACAAAGAAGGAGATTACTTATTATTAATAGGCGACCCTGCCGCCATTGGCGTAGCGTGTTCTATCGCTGCATTTTATAATAGAGGTAGGTATAGTATATTAAAGTGGGATAGGCAGGAAGGCTTATATTATCCCGTTAATATTGACTTACACCAGAAAGGAGAAATAGATGAATGAAAAACCAACCTTTGAGGACTTAGTCGGCACAGATGATGTTCAGGAATGGACAAATAATGTAACCGATGGAGAACTTACTATAGTTTCTGATTTAGCCAACAAACAGTTAAAACTAGCTACTCAGGTAGCCGAGTTAGAAGCTGATTTAAAAGCTAAAAAAGAAGAACTTCGTTTGACTTCGGAGCAAGAACTGCCTGATGCTATGCAACAAGCAGGACTTACTCAAATAACACTTAGTAGTGGAGAAAAAATCTCTATTAATGAGTTTTATAATGCTCACATATCGAAAGCAAACCAAGAAAAAGCGTATGAATGGCTAGTATCTAATGGTCACGAAGGACTTATAAAGAACGAAGTTCTATTAAAGTTCGGTCGTGAAGAAAACGAAGTCGTAAACGAAACTGTTTATGCTTTGCAAGCTAGAGGACTATCACCAGAGGTGCGTCAAAGTGTTCACCCCAGTACATTAAAAGCTTTTGTAAAAGAGCAAATTACTGGTGGGAACGATATACCAACCGAGCCATTTGGTATCTATATAGGTACTAAAGCTACTATTAAAAAGGATTAATACTATGGCAGATAATAAAAATGAAATAGCTGAAGCTAAGTCTACAGCAGTTAGTACGTTTGATGATTCGTTACTATCAGGAGGTACTGGGTTAGAAGAAACTACAACGGATGATTTTGCGATTCCGTTTATTAGAGTTTTACAACCTATGTCACCGCAATTACAAAAACAACACGGAAGCTATGTAGCAGGTGCTAGTGCAGGAGACTTGTACAACACAGTTACAGGTGAAGCTTACGATGGAGAAACAGGAATTTCTATTGTTCCATGTGCTTATAACAAAAAGTATATAGAATGGATTCCTAGAGAAAAAGGCGGTGGTCTAGTAAACGCTAACCACGATATTTCTATACTTTCTAAGTGTACAAGAGACCCTGAGTCTAGAAGATACTACACTCCTGAAGGTAATGAAATTGTAGAAACAGCTCAGTTTTTTGTTCTAGTAGTCCCTCAGGGCAAAGCTCCTCAACAAGCAGTTCTTGCATTTACCTCTACTCAATTAGGAGTATCTAGGAAGTGGTTAACAATGTTAAGAATGGCTAGAGTGCAAAACTCTAAAGGTGAGTCAGTAGAGGCTCCGATGTTTGCGTATACCTATAGGCTTACCACAACTACACAGTCTAACGATAAAGGTAGTTGGAACGCTTATAGTATTAATCAGGAAGGTGCCACCGATATGTCTGTAGTTATGATGGCTAAAGACTTTATGGGTGCTGCTAGGTCTGGTGATGTTGCAGTAAAACAAGAACAGCAAAACGATATTGTTAACGACACTATCTAAGGAGATATTGTATGTCGTTAGCAGAAAAGTTTGCTGTACGCTATGCTGGATTACGTCAAGCGTATGGAACTTTTACAGCTAACAATGAAACTAGGGAAGATGGAAAGGCAAGTGGTAAAAACATTACTATATCTAAAGAGCTATCTGATAGTGATTTATTAAAGTTATGGGAAGACCATTTGTCTGGTCATCAAAGTGTAGGTATTGTAGCGATAGACGAGCACAATAAATGTGTTTGGGGAGCCATAGATGTTGACGAGTATCAAATAGATTTAAAAGATTTAGCAGTAAAGATTGCAAAACAAGAACTACCTTTAGTTCTTTGCCGTAGTAAAAGTGGCGGAGCACATATCTATATTTTCTTGACTGAGTCAGTACCAGCAGCAATGCTGCAAAGAAAACTAAGACAGATTGCAGCAGCTATTGGGTATGGTCAAGTTGAGATTTTTCCTAAACAAACAAAACTGTTATTAGATAGAGGAGATAGAGGCAGTACATTAAATATGCCTTATTTTGGTGGAGAGAACTCCACTAGATATGCCTACGATAAAAAAGGAGCAGCAATGACTCCTGAAGAATTTTTAAACTATGCTAAAGAAATAGAATTAACCCCCAACGAATTAGAAAAACTAGAAGCTAGTCCA